TACACGATAACCCTAGAGCCGCAGGTTCTTTGAACGGAACACAATATATATATACTCACGAAACAGGTCAGAATGATGACGGAACTCCTATGACAAGTTTCATTGAATCTGCGGACTTTGATTTAGGTGATGGTAATGAGTTTATGTTTGTAAATAGATTGATACCAGATGTATCGTTAAATAACTCTGATGCATCCGTGCAGTATATTATTAAAACTAGAAACTTTCCTGGTCAAAGTTTAACAACAAACTCTACCAACACGGTTACTTCTACTACTGATCAGTCTTTTTTACGAGCTAGAACAAGACAAGCAGTGGTTCGAGTAGAAAGTAATACCGCAGATGTTGCGTGGACACTTGGAGATTTACGATTAGATATTAGAAAAGATGGGAGAAGATAATGGCTAAATTGTTAGAACAAAGTTTTGCAGATGCTCCAGATGAGTATGATGTAATAACGTTTCAAAGAATATTACGAGATATAGAGGTAGCGTTGACTAAAAAAGAGTTTCCTCAAGAGGTAGAAAGCTTAGATGGATCTAGGTCAGTTTCTTGGTTTTTTAGTTAAACTATGGCAAACTCGTTTCAAAATGTAGCAACAGTAGTATCAGGGACATCAGATACCACAATATATACGTGTCCTACCGCTACACAAGCTATTGTAAAAAATATAAATTTGTATAATAATCATAGTGGAACAGTAGATGTTATTGTAAGTATACGAGATAGCTCTGCTTCTACAACAGTCATTATAGATAAGAGTACTATGGCTGCCGCTGGAGAAACGTCCCTCACTGCTCCGTTTGTTTTAGAGGAAAGTGATACGCTCATATTAAATTGTGCAACAGGAAGTGTAATTAATGCATTTCTAAGTATTTTGGAGATTTCATAATGGAGCAGACAAGTCCTAAATATTCAGGTGAACCAAGCGTTCAATCCGTTGCTTCAGGTTTAGCATCATTAGGCAGATATGGAGACACATATATGGTACACGCCGCTGAAGGCGAAACAGTTGTGCCATCAGAAATACTTGACGCTAACCCAGAATTAAAGAACCAATTATTTGCACAGATGCGTATGATGGGTATCAAAGACCCAAATCGATATGTGGTAGGTAATAGTTTAAACTCAATCAATCCTATAACTGGTCAACCAGAGTTTTTCTTTAAAAAAGCTTTTAAAGCTGTGAAAAGAATTATTAAAAAAGCCGCTCCTATCATCGTACCCATAGTTGGTAATGCAATAGCTCCGGGCGTAGGTGCACCTCTTGCATCTGCTTTGATGACAAAGTTACAAGGTGGATCAATGTCCGATGCTTTTAAAAGTGCTGCCATGGCATATGCAGGTCAGGCTATAGCAACAGGTGCAGGTAGAGCTTTCACACAAGGCTCAACAGCAGGGTACGGTAAATCATTTTTAGAAGGTCTAAAACAAGGAGCGTTATCTCCTATTGAAGCCGCAGGTAATCTTTTTAGCAGTGGTCCACAAAATCCATTAGCTCAAGGTGTCTTTGGCCCAAGAGGAGCAAACATATTATTTAGAGAGAGTGCAAAAGAATTAGGTGCAAATAAATTTGCAGGTATTGGTTCTGCATTATTTCCTTCTTATCAAGGAGCAGCAGCTAATTATGGAGCTCCAGGAGGTTCTGTAGATTATGCTTCAACTTCAGCTGATAGACCTGCGCAATTAAAAGAGGGGATAGATAGTGGTATAGGTAGCACAAAGTCAGGTGGTCCAGTAAATGTTGTAACAGGTGAAGCTGTAGATGTATCTTCAAGCTATACTCCAGATCCTAATGTTGGTGCACGAAGTTATTCTGGTTCAGGATCTTTAGGTGGAAAAACAACATCCAGTGGTATTTTTTCAAGTGGAGCAGGAAAAGTAATTAAAGATTTAGCAACAAGTCCGTTAGGTGTAGCAGGAATAACTGCTTTAGGAGTATATGCTTTAACACCAGAGGGTGAATTACCAGAAGAAGATTTAGGTAAATTATCTGAACCACAAAGAACTGCGTACGATAAATATTTAGCATTAGCTGATAAAAACAGTGCAGAGGCACAAGATTTAAAACGACAAGCGGGCATCTTCTCTCCTTATGCGGACAGCCCGCAAACCCTAGCTAGTATTGCAGGTATATCACTAGAAGATGCACAAAGATATCTTGCTAGTTTTGCAGGTGGTGGTGAAGTCATTGGACCAGGGACAGGTACCTCTGATGATATAAATGCTAAACTATCTGATGGTGAATTTGTTATGACCGCCAAGGCAGTGCGAAACGCAGGTGGTGGAGATAGAAATGTAGGTGCTGCAAGAATGTATGATTTAATGAGAAGATTTGAAGGAGGTCCTGCTTATGGCTGAGATGACAACTACTTCTAGTATAGTAAGACAAGCTCCCTTTTTAGAGGAGATACAAAGAAAAATACTAGACCAAGCACTAGCAAGAGGGGAGACACCAATTGATGTCCCTGATATACAGGTAGCGGCTCAAGATCCATTGACTACACAAGCGATTGAAACTGGTGCAGGTATTGGTTCTTTTATGCCTTTTTTTACGAGAGGTGCAGGCACTATTGATGAGGGATTAGCAACACTTAAATCACGAGCAACTGGTGTTCCAGGATTATTAGAAGAAGCGGCGGCAACTGCAAGAGGTGCCGATGAGTTACCAACACAGGCAAACATACAAGCCTTAATGGATCCGTATCAAAGTCTTGTTACAGAGCAGGCAACTGCTGAGTTAGCTAGACAAGCTGATATAGAGCGAAATAAAATACTTGCTCAACAGGCAGGTATAGGTGCACTTGGTGGTGATAGAGGACAGTTACAGTTAGCAGAGTTGCAGAGAAACTTAACTGATTTACAAAGCAGACGTATTTTTGAAGATATGTCTAAAAACTTTCAACAAGCACAAAATGCGTTCCAGAACCAACAACAAAGACAACAACAGGTTAGCCAATTGTTAACAGGTATAGGACAGACCACAGGTCAAGAAGCACAAAGACTTGGTCAAGGCATAGGTGCGTTTGGTGAGGCACAACAACAGTTAGCAGGTGCAGGTCAAGCATTGACACAGTCACAGACACAGTTGTTAGCAGGTCTTGGTAATCTAAGACAACAACAAGCTCAGACAGAACTAGATGCGGCTAGACAGTCACAACTACAACAGATTTATGAGCCTTTCCAAAGAATTGGATTTACAAGTGATATCTTTAAACCTAATATAGGTTCTGCGGCTACCACACTAGGAACACAAGTTGCACCATCACCTAGTCCGTTATCACAGGCTATTGGCGCAGGAACAGCAGTTCTTGGTGGCATAAAAGCTTTTGGTAATCCGTTTGAGTCTATATTTAAACCGAGTTCAACATAATGAGAAAACCCGTACGATCAACAGTAGCAAATAGAAAATACTTTCAAGGTGGTGGACTAGCTCCGATGAAACCTGCCGCACCTGAAGAAGCCGTTGGTATTATGGCATCTTCACAACCACTGGTAGATATGGTTGCACAAAGTGCAGGTAATCCACAAGGTGGTATGTCTCCTTTAAACTTTAATCAAGGTGGTATAAATTTTAACACAGATCAATTAAGTAGAAGATTAACTCCTAATATTGAAGTTCCTGAATTAAAAGAATTAAGAGGTAGTAGGTTGAGAAGATTTTTTTATGGTCCTAAAATGGAAAGATTTTTAAATACAAAAGTAAATTTACCAATTAAATCACCGTTAAAAGGTATTGGTCAATTTTTTCTTTCTGATGAAAATCCAAATCAAGAGTTTACAGTACAAAGAGATTTCCCTACAGCTTCACCTAGTCAATTAGCAACATTAGATGCTCTTGTTCAGATGAATCCTGATAACAAAAATCAAATATATTCTTTAGGTAAAAAAATTATTACAGACAATAAATCAGATGCTACTGGTGAAAATTTAGCTAATTTAATGAAATCTGAACAATTACTATTAGATAAAGCTAAAGAAAAAGAAATAGATGATAAATTTGATAAAGAGGCAGAGGAAGCTAATAAAAAAGCAAGAAAAGAAGCAGAAGGCAAAGTTCCTGAAATAGATCCTATAAAAAAAGCAGATAGTAAAAAAACAGTAGCTAATTTAAAAGCAGAGCAAGATGCAGAAACAAATATAGACGATGTGGCTATTCCAGGTGGTAAAGATGCTTCAGATAAAAATATTGAAACAGAAGAATTTATTTTTCCAGGTGGTAGAAAGGAATTAGAAAAAGAAAAAAATGTAATTAATCAAAATACAGATCCTAATGCAGAGCAAACATCAGAAGATAGATTGGGAATGTTGATGAAAAGATTTACTGACGCTGCTCCTAAATACGAAGGATTAGATTCTGGATTAGCTATTATGCAAATGGGAGCAATTATGGCAGGTGGCACTAGTCCTAATGCAGTAAAAAATATAGCAGATGCTTTAACAGTTACATCTGAAAAATTAATAAAAGATAAGGCTAAAAGAGATGAGTTTAATAGACAATTAAATTTATCTGCCCTTCAATATGGATTAGGTGAAATATCAAAAGAAGACGCACAAAAAAGACAAGATGATAGAAATTTTATAACTCTTGTTGCGAGTAAAGATGGTACAAATCCTTTAACTGGAGAAAAAATATCTAAGGGTGAAAATATTAGAGTAAGTATGACAGATATGTTAAGTAAAGACATACCTTCTATGTTTAAAGACAAAGATATGTATGTAGCTGAATTAGATGCAGCTGCAAAAGCTAAAAAAGCAGTAACTGATCTTATTAATGAACGAAGAAAAGAATTAATATTATCTGATACAGCGGCAGTTAAACAACAAGAATTATACAATGAAGCTTCTAAACAATATATACAGTCTACTGCGGGACTTAAATTTGTTGATAATGCTTTAATTACTTTAAGTGAAGGTGAAGTAACTGGTATTAAAGGAGGAGTAAACGATTTAACTTTAAAAATATTTTCAGCTTTAGGACTTAAAGCAGGACATAAGTTTAAGGATAAAAAATTATTTGAAGATTCAGTAAAAAAAGCTTTTCAAAAATTAATTCCCACTGCTTTAGGTGGTGTTCAGTCTG